AGCAGGATCTGTACTAATAACACCTGCTACTTTAGGTGAGTTAGATTCTGTTGTTACTGTTACTTCTGCATCTCCGCCAAATATAACAACTGTGCCATGTTCGTAATGAGTGTCAGTTGCATACTTCTCAGCCAAATCCGCATATCTTGCTGCTGTTGCTGTTGCTGTAATAACGCCTGCACTAAAGTTACCTGAACCATCTCTGGCTACAACTTTACTGCCTGTGTTTGCACTTGTTGCGTCAACTGCTATTGTGTCAGCTGCTACAACAATATAACTACCGGCGCCTACATTTAATGTTGCACCTCCGCTAGTAGCACCACCTGTTAAACCGGAGCCTGCTGTTACTGCTGTAATATCACCAACTGTTGTTGAATAACCATAACTTTCAATCTTATCACTGATTGCCGCCGAAGTCATTAATGATGTATTGTTGTCTGCATAACTTTCTGAACTTAGCTGTATTGCACTGCCTGCAAAGTCGCTAACTGCCAAGGCTGGCATAGTGTATGAAAAGAAGCCAGTTGAACTATTGTATGCAATGTCTCCACCGCTACTAAATAATCCTCTAATTGTAGCATCAGTTCTAGGCGATGGATCAGTGTAACTAATAACACCAGTTGAGTTGTTGTAACTAATATCGCCTGTTGCACTAATTAATCCTCTAACTTCTGAATCTGTTCTTTCGGTTGGAGTGGTGTAACTCATTACACCAGTAGTACTATTATATGATAAGTTTCCACCTGCACTAATTGATGCTCTAGCCCTTGCGTCTGTGTAGTATAAGTTACTGCCTTCTGCTAAGTCGCCTGTGTTTTTACTGCTTAAATCTAGTGAGCCACCAACTACACCAGTAACCGCTGTATCAACGTATGCTTTTGTTGATTCTGCTGATGGTACGTTAGTTGCAGTTGCACCAGTAAATGTATCTGAATCTAGTATTGCATTTGAAATTCTTGCGTCTGCTCTTGCATTTGTATAGTATAAGTTAGTATTTTCTGTTAAGTTAGCAGTAGTTGAACTAGACTCATCTAGTAATTTCTTCCATGCACCGCTATGTGCAAAATATCCTTTTCCTGTACCATGTACATGAGCAAACATTCCGTGGTATGTTGAAGCACTAGGCAAGTCACCTTCTGTTGCATACATGTTACCGAACAATACTTTATTACCACTCATGTCAAGATCAGAGCCATCAATACTTGCTCTAATAGCAGTCATGTCAGCCGCTATAGCATCTGCTGTAACCGTGATACCTGTTCCGCCAATAGCGTTTAATATAACACCGCCGACTGAACCGCCGCCTGTTAAACCAGCACCTGCTGTAACACTTGTGATATCTCCACCAGCAGTATTTGTAATTGATATGGTTTTACCTGAGTTACTAATTGCAATACCTGAGCCTGCAGTAAAGTTAACTAAGTCACCACTAGCAACAACTACATTACCTGTAGTAGGTGTTACAAACTTCCATGAATTATAATTGTCTGCTGTGCTTGTAAATGCGCCTGTGCTATTATTGTAACTAAGTGTACTGCCAGTTCCGCTAAACAATCCTCTGATTGTAGCATCACTTCTATCTGAGTCTGAAAAACTAATTACACCAGTTGAACTATTGTAACTTATATCACCAGTAGCACTAAATGCTCCACGTATTGCAGAAATGTCTGCGTCTAATGTAATAACATTTGCAGAGTCTACTAATGTAGTATATGTTCCGTCTGTTATACTTTTAATACCAGCATACGTTGTTGAGCCATCTACTCTGTTGCCTGCATAAATGTCTGTGCCTGTTGCGCCGACATCTTCTATAGAACCAACATCAACTGCTGGGGTAATTTCTCTTGCAACACCACCTACATAAATGTATGCATCAGTGCCGTCATGATATATTGCACCAGCTGTTGTAGATGAACTGCTCGGAGTTACTAATTCTCCACTAAATGTTTTTTGACCTGCTAAACTTTGATCACCTGTTGTTCTAATAACTGTGCTATCTACATCAATTGTGCCTGCTGTATATGTAACACCGTCACCGCCTGTTAATTCTGCATCAACTCTTGCGCCTACTGCACTATTGAAATCTGTAATTTGCGAACTTGGTATTGCTATGGTTGCATCTGCAGCTGCTGTTAACTGTCCTTGTGCATTTACAGTGAATGTAGGTATTACTGTTGCACTGCCATAACTTGCCGCTGTAACGGTTGTGTTAGTAATACTAAAGGTTCTATCTGCTGTTAAATCGCCGCCACCACTTAAACCTGTGCCAGTGTTAATATTTCTATTTTGTAAATTTGTAATATTGGTTGTGTTGTTTGTTACAACTGCGCCAATGTTAGCGTCATCGTTTAATGCGGCAGCAATTTCGCCTAACGTGTCTAAGGCTGGATCTGCTCCGTTTAATAATGCTGTTAACTCTGCTTGAACATAGGCCGTTGTAGCAACTTTAGTACTACTTTCATTTGCCGCCTGTGTTGGTGCTATTAAGTCTCCGGAGAATGTTTTAGCACCTGCAATACTTTGTGTGCCGCTAGTTCTAACCACTGTAGCATCTACTGCTATATCGTCAGCATTTGCTGTAATACCATCACCGCCTCCAACTGCAATAGAGCCACTTGTTAAGACAACGCCATTGCCACCAGCCATGTATGCATCAATTCTAGTTGATACTCTACTGTCAGTGTAGTATAAGTTACTACCTTCTGATAAGTCTGTAGTTGACTTAGCACTTAAATCTAAATTAGAGCCACTTTGTAAATTAACTCTAGCATCTGCTCTTGCATCTGTATAGTATAAATTTGTACCTTCTATTACACCTGTTGTGCTGCCTTGTGTAAATGTTAATACACCTGTTACGTTATTATATGCTAATTCTGCGGAGGCTTCGCTGATACTGTTTCTTGCTCTAGTATCTGTGTAATATAAATTTGTGCCTTCTGTTAGGTCGCTTGTAGTAGCCGCTGCAATTCTTGCATCTGCTCTTGCGTTTGTATAGTATAAGTTTGTGCCTTCTGATAAGTCTGATGTAGACTTAGCAGTAAATCCTGCGTCTACTCTAGCATCTGCTCTAGCAGTAGTAAAGTATAAATTTGAGCCTTCAGTTAAAGAACCAGTGTTATGATTAGATATGCTACTTACTGTTCCTGTAACGTCACCAGTTACATCACCTGTTAAAGGTCCTGTAAACTGACTTGAAGTTACTGCTGTTAAGCCTGTTAATGTAGGGCTTGCATTAGTAAATGTAATGTTTTTATCTAATACAATATTTGTTCCATTAAAAGAGATAGTACCTAGTACATCATTTTTGTTAAGAACTAATTTTGGAGTAACATCGTCGCCATCAGCATTTATAACAAGTTCATCTGATTCTAACCTGTTAATTAGTTGAGTTGATTCTACTTGGGTAACATTCCCTGTAACGGTGAGTCTACCTTGAACCAGTAACTCTTCATCTGCTGCTATAACTGTGCGTTTTCCCATTTTAACTTATCCCTTGCTGTAAACTATATAATAACTATTTATCAAGAAAGATAAAATATGTTATTATGGAATAGCGGTCAAAAAAATACCCCTCTGCATTTGCTTTGGGGTATCGTTTATTAAGTACGAATACTTAGAATGCTCTACTAACTGCAAAGACAAACATGTCCTCATCTGGTAGTAAACTGCTGTCATCAGCAGTGAAGTCAATATATGCTACTGAACCTTCTAATCCACCTAGTGGTATATCAAACGATTTAGTAAACATTAGACTGTCTCCAACATTATCTTGCATGCCATATGCGATATCAACGATATCAAAGCCAGTATAACTAACTTTTGTATAATCGTTGTAGCCGTCATTACCCATTACATGCGTAAGACCGAAGTCTTTTACATTAACAGAAACATACTGCTCAGATCCATTTAAACTTGAATCTCCTGCGTATGTGTAATCACCGTAGCCTACACTTACATTAACAGCGTCACTTAACGTTTTGCTGTATGAAATATAAGAGTAGATTTCTTCACTGGCATCGTTGCCTACAAAGTCTACTTGACCTACCCAAACACCTGCGTTTACACCGTTCTCTAAATCTAAATCAATAGATCCGAAACCAGAACTCGCGCCTTGAGTTTGAGATAATCCACGGAATACATAGTCACTTGCGTAACCTACTTCTCCGCTCCATTTTGCCGCATTGGCATTGAATGCGATCATAGACAGTAGTATAATTACTAATGCTTTGAATCCATTCTCTATATTGAATAAAGTTTTCATTTATTCCTCCTTTTTCTGCTGTAGCTTCTAAATAGAGACAGAATTGTCCTACCTTTTGTCCACGGCATAGTATATTATACACAAAAAGTGCAATGATGTCAAGTGTTTATGTGCAGAAACAATACCCAAAAAAAAGCACTCCGAAGAGTGCTTTTCCTATTCTTGTAAGTTTTAAGGCTTACTGGAATGCTATGTTGGACAATGTAATTGCGTCAACGTAGTCTGCTGCGTTACCCAAAGATGAAGCAGTGTTTGTTAGTTCTTTATAACCATAACGTGTCATAAAGCTAACTACTGGTTCAAATGTGCTAGGATCCATTACAGGTCCTGTGCTCATTAATGGGATATAAGGACAGTAGAATGCTGGAGCATCTGACTCGCTTGAACCTTTGTAACCAACAAGAACTTTCGTTCCGTCTGCTGCATAGTTGTCTACGAATACTTTGATTGTTCCGTTCAATGTTCCAACAAACTTAGTGTTTGTAGGAGCGTCGAAAGAACCTTCAGTTGTTCTTGCGAACGTTGAAGTTGATGCACTTTGCAAGATTGTCAATGCTTCTGGAGATACTACGATGTAGTTACCAGCGCCACGTCTTGTTCTTGCTGCGATTCTGTTTGCTGCTCTGTTAATTTCAATTGCTAAAGCTGCGTGTCTGTCACCGACATATACTGATTGACCACTTAAAGAACTAAAGTCTAAAGTAGTACCAGCACCTGCTAGTGAACGTAATGAACCGATAATTTCTTGGTCGATTTCAACTACGATTTCTTGTGCTAATGCTTGCATAATTTCTGCTTCGACATCAACACCATGCATGCTTTCTGCATCTTGAGCTGCCTCAAAAGTCCAACGAGCACTTAGACGTCTAGTCTTAGCTTCCACTGTTTCTTTTAAGATTTGGATGCTCATCTTCTTACCTGGAGTTCCCTCAGCTGCTGCTGTAGCATCTGGAGATCCTGCGTAAGTTGAAGCAAGTTTGAAAGGACTTAAAGCCTCGTCACCTGCTGTAGCACCGCCACCAGTTTCCGCATAACGGACTCTTAGTGTATGTATTTGGCCAACTGGACCAGTCATTGGCTGTACGCCGACTAGCTCATTAGCTATTACTGAAGGCATAACCCTTCTTATTAAAGGTAACATTACCTTGTTTAATGTTGCGACTGAACCTGCACCCGTTGCACCTGTGCTTGCGGCCTCTGATAGATACCGTTTAGTATTCTCGAGGACCACATCCAATGAAGATTTTCTGTTTCCAGAAACACCTTCAAGCAATGCTTCTTTGGTTGCGGACCAGTTGCTTTCAAATAAATTTGCCATTATTAATTACTCCTGTTATTTTGAAAGTCCGGCTAGTTTTTTAATGTAATCGAGTTCGACTACATTATCTTTTTCGTCATCAGATGCTGTTTGCACAGTTTCTTTATTACCAGTATGTTCCTTAATTACTGATTCAGACAATGTCTTCTTCGCTCTAGGTGATTCGCCATCTAAAACGCTAGGCAAGTACTTATTAAAAGCACCTTCTAGTTTTTCAGTGGTAACACTTTCAAGTAAATCTGACATGATTTCTTTCTTCTCTTTGCCAAGTGGCGCCATTAGTTCGTTAAGTGTCTCTTTACGAGTGTAACGATCTTCTGCTATTCTTAACTTGCTTTCAACTAATTTAGATGCGTCTTGCGATGCTTCTACTGTTGCTGTTGCTTCGTTAATTGTAGTTTCCATCTCAGCGAGTGTTCTCTGTAGCGTCTTAATTTCTTTGCTTTCGTTCAAGTACGATGTGTTGTACTCGTTAGCGAAACTTTCAAAAATTCGACGTCCAAAGTCATTCTCACGGCTCTTAGTGATGTCGTCTCGGAAAGATTTGACTTCTTCAGTGATAACTGTATTGATTTTATTCTCAATTAAGTTAGCAGCCTTAGAAATAAAGCTCTTCTTAGCTTCCGCTAATTGCTTCTTGCCTTCTCTTACCATTTTGACTTTTTGCTCTACTAATGATTTCTTATCTTCGTGAAACTCAGCAATTTCAGATGCTAAAGATTCTGTGATAAACTCATCAAGTTTAGTAACGTGTTCTGCTACTCTTGATTTGTCTGCACGGAGTTCTTTAACTTCTTTTGCTAAACTTTCAGTTACGAAAGAATTCAACAGTTTAGCGTGTTCACTAATGGCTTTGTGATATTTGACTCTGTCTTCAGCGAGAGCCCCTTTTTCTTCTGCAATTTCTGCAACTTCTGCTGTTACTTTATCTGTAATAAAGTTGTCAACAGCTTCTACGATTTGACTCTTGTCATGCTCGTATCGCTGTGCAAACTCTTCACGGAGTTCAGCTGTCATTGCTTCTTTTGCCTCAGAGACTTTTGCTTCCCATGCTTCTTGCAAGGATTCCTTAACTTCAGAAGTTAAGTCTGTTCCTTCAATTAGGTCTTTAAATGTCACTGCCATAGTAGTCTCCTACTTCTCTGTTATATTTTTAATTCTCTGATAAGTTTGTGTATCTCACCTATCAGATGTTTTTCTGCACTTATGTCGTGTGTAACTTGTCCGGCTAGTTCGTGCAACATTGCACCGCCTTTCATATTAAACAAACTCTCATAGATAGTCTTGGGATAAGCATCTGGTGCACTAGGCTGGGCCACAATGTCGACTGTTATAATATCAAAGTCAGATACTTTACCTGACTCATTTACATTACCACTGCCTCTACTGCTCACGCCTAGCTTTGCCCCTGCTTTTAATAATGCTCTCGCAATATTACCCATCGGAGTATCTATAATTTTTAATTTGCCTAGTCCATTAGCACCGTCAACGTTCATCTCAGTGATGATATGACTTACACGATCTAAGTTAATTTGTAACTCTTCTGGGTGATCTAACTCTCCCATTACAGTTTCGCCTTCGCCTAAACGTGTACGAACACTTTCAACAGCTCTAGATATCTCATCTTTCGGATATACTCGTCCATTTTGATTTTTTACATCGCCTTGAATGAATAATCCTTGCATGAAAAGGTCTTTACCGTCTTGTGATTCCATAATCTGCATATTAGCAGTACTAGGATTCAAATATTCGTATAACTTTCTGGATTGCATCTTAATCTAATCTCCTACTTATGCCTTTTTAGGCTCAACTTTAATGTTGTCTGTAGGTGTGTGGTCTTTAGCACTTTCGCCTTTGACACCTTCGCCACCGTCTTTAGCTTTAACTGGAGTTCCAGCGCCTGCTACTTTAGTACCTTTTGGTGCTTTAGTTAAAGGTGATTCTGTTGAATCTGCTTCGCCTGCTTTGGGTGCTGCAACGTTGTCAGATAACTTAGTTGCTTCTTCAACAACTTCGTCTTCGTCTTCGTCTGTAGCTTCATCTAGATCGTATTCAACACTCTCTAAATCAAGTTCTTCTTCACCGCCCATTTCAAGGTCTGCTTCTTCTTCGTCGCCTAACTCAGCTTCTGGCTCATCGCCATCTGCCATTAATGCTTCAAATTCTGCTTTTAATGATTCTAGTTCGTCAGCGATATCATCAACTTTGTCTTCTAGGTCTTCTTCACCTTCTGACTCGTCTTCTGACTCTTCTGCGTCTGCAAAAGGATTGTCGCTTTCTTCGTCGTCGCCCTCTTCACCGATTTCATCAGCGTGGACTTCGTCTTCGTCTGACGTGATGTCGTCTACAAAGTCATTACTTTGGTCGATAACTTCACTCACTTCTTCTTCCTCTACCTCATCATCGAGTAGGCTTTCATATTGTTCACGGGCTTTGTCTACGACATACTCGTGTAACAATTCTTCTGCTTTCTCGTTTTCTTCAGCAAGGAGAAGTTCTAATATTGATTCTAACTTCTTAGACATTGTGGCCTCCTTAATTGTTTTTAATACAACCTTACGCCTGTAAGAATTGCATGATTACCATTTACTTATAGCAATCTATTAAATATGTGTTATAATGGTGTTTTTTTGGTATCAAAACAGTCATAAGCGACTTTTCTGATTTAATGTGGGTGTGCTTACAGTGCTGGCTCTTCGCCACCAGCTTTATACATAACTTTCACAAATTTTGTATGTTCTATCTCTTCTGCTCGGCTAATTTCTCTAACTTTTCTTAACTTATTCAATTCTTTAAGTGTTAGTTTAGACTTTCTAGAATCCTCCTCAGAACGCATTGCTTCTTTATCATTGCTAGGTTCGTAAAATTCATTTATTTTCATTATAATAAACCCTCGCCTTCTGCTGGTGGTACTGTATTATCTACACTAGTATTTATGTCTTCTCCGCCTAAAGTGGGGTCATCAAGGGCAGAAAGGTCTGGTTCTGCATCTAAATCAACCATTTCATTTGGTTCTGGCCTAATACCAATGTTTTTAAGTGCGGCTGCTTTTTCATTATCTTGATACTTCTGATAATCATTCTCTTCACGCCACAGCTCTTCGTTTTGCTTCATTTCGTTGTCGCTTAGACCCATATACTTCTGTAATGCAAAACGCTTACTCATGAATGGTAAGTTACCAACCTGATTAAACATTTGAGCACGTTCTGTATTAAGTTGTAGTTCTCTATAACTACTAAAGTTCATAGGCTTGTTAAACAGCATTCTAAAGCCACTGTTATCTATATCAATACCTTTGTACTTTAAGAATAGTTTAAATTCTCTGTCTAAGTCTTCTTGTACTTGCTTTTGTAGTCTTTCAACATACTTTGCAAATCTATATTCTTGGATATATGCAACACCTACTTTACCATCGTTGTAAGTAGCACTTCCATCGTCTGGTCCTGTTGGCAAGTAACTAGCAGGAATACGCAAACCACGTAATAGTTTGTTATTAAAGTATCTAAGGTCGTCTATTTGTCCTAAGTTCTCACCACCTGGTAGTGTATCAACTTTAGAACCACGTCCGTCTGCTGTTTGTGCAAAGAAGTAATCTTCTAACATGCTCATTGGATTGTATGCACTGTCTGTTACACTGCTACCGTCGCCCTTGCTGTTAGGTACACGTTTTTGCTGTACTTCGTATTTTACACGTTCTAAGTACTGCTGTGCTTTGTGAGCAGGCATATTACCTACATCAATAAAGAACACACGTCTTTCAGGTGCTCTGTGTACACGATAAATGATAATACTGTCTTCTAGCAATTCTTTCTGCTTGAACACTTTGAAAATTGGTTCTAGTATGCTTACGCCGAAAGGCCATGAATGATCCATGCCTTCTGTTAAACTTATGTGAACAACATGTTTAGCATCAACTGGTACGCCTTCGCCTGCACCATCTACTGATCCTGTTAAGTAATTGTTGCTTACTGTATTGGTAGGACTCATTATGCCTGTTAGGCCTTGTCCACTACCGTATGGTCTTGCATGTAGTCCACTTGCGTTTGTTGCTACTTGCTCTGCAAAGTTTGCTTCTAGGTTTTTGATAAAGTATTGCTCTATCTTTTTGCCTTCACTTTCGTTAACAACAACCTTTTCAATGTTTGCAGGATCAACCCAGTACAATTCGTATGTTTCTGGATCTCTAATAAAAAACTGATCGCCATACTTACAAGTACTACGGAACATTCTAAATGCACGTTTGTGTAACTTGTTGAGTCTAACCCAACTATGTAATGTTTTATCTATGATTTTTGCTTCTGTATCACTTGGTGACGATAAGAAGTCAATAGTAAACGGTAAACCCGAGTACTCGTTTTCTTGTGTGCCAAATTCTGCAATAGTATCTAGTGCGGCATTTACTTCTAGATCCGAATCCATCTGATCATACTGCACATAACGCATAAGTCTGTTAGGACTTCCTGCATATACTTCTGGTAACCAACTATTAAATCTACTTGTTGCGGCTGCGCCGAACGAGCCGTCATTTTTATCCGCACCCGACTGAATGTTTAAAGGTAAACCCGAATTGTCAAAGGGTGTAAAATGTTTGCGCCAACTCATATTATATAATAGTCCTGTTATTGATAATACTATTTATCAACTATTTTAAAGTATAAAATTTAATATTGGCTAAGGTTAGAATTCGTCGCTTAGATCGCTAGTAATTCTGTTGCCTTTGTTGAGGAGTTGATTGGTCTTTTTCTGGGCTTCGAGCATTTGTTCGAACAATTCTTTGTTTGTCTCTGGTTTAGCAGTAGTTTCGCCTGCTTCATTAAGTTTAGTTGCGTCTGTTGGTAGTACTGGTTTAGGTATTGTTACACTTGCCTGTGCTGGCTGATTAGTTTTAGCTGCAATTGGTGCTACTAATTTTCCGTTAACAAATGTGCCTGATTTGGTGCCAGTGCCATTATCAGGTATCTGGGCGGCCTTTGCTCGAAGGTCAGCAGTACGTCTTTTTGCTCTGCCAGCCGGTGACCTGTCTACCTTACTTGTTACTGCCTCTTTGTCTACCTTAGCTGGAGATGCTTCAAACTCGTCGTCTGAATAATCCATGCTAGAGTAGCTAGTTGTTGTTCCTGCTGTTGGTGCTGTTGCTGTTGTTGGTGCTGTTGTTTCTACTTCTGCTTCTGCGGGATCTTGTTGTACAGGACCAAACGACTTCATAGCAGCCATTTTCATTAGACTAACTAAACTAATTTCATTCATTGATGCATTTAATGTGTCGATGCCTTCTGCCATTGTTTCAAATGAACCTTTAATAGATGCACCATCTAATTGTGTCATTGCATCATTAAATGTTTCTACAGTGGTACCAAACGAACCCATGTTTGATGTCATCTCATTGATTGCTGGTGCTGCCGCTCCTATTTTAGCAAGTTTATCAAATGGCGAGTCTTGTCCAAGCAGACTGCCTAATCCATCGAGTATGCCGCCTACTAACCCGCCTGCACTAAATGCAGCCATTCCAACTGCTAACGATACTAGTGCTGGACCTAGTAATGCTACATTCTTAGCATCTACTCCATTGAGTAACTCGAAACTGCCCATTAGTTCAACCATTGCTGGTGCCGCTAAACTTACAGCATAAGCAAACGGAACAAGTGCTAAGCCTAATGCACCAATTGCTAATGCACCTATTGCTATAACAGGTGCCATTGGTGCTATTAATGCGGCTGCAACACCTAAAGCACCTAATGCTAACATACCCATGCCAACACCTGCCCAATTAATGTCTGCAAACTGCTGGAATGCTTTACCTGCAATAAACATTGAAGCACCTAATGCCGCTAATACAACTGTGCCTAATAATGCTTTAGGACTACCTATTGCCGCTAGTCCTTTACCTAAACCTTTTAATGCTCCGCCGACCATGTCACCTAAGCCTTTGCCTAGTGATGCGCCTGCTTTGCCAACTGATTTAGCAAGATTTGAAATCACACTGCCGATACCTTTCGAAATGTTCTTTAACATATCTCCAATTCCTTTAGAGATATTTGACATTCCTTTGCCGATACTTTTTGTGAGGCTTCCTGCTTTCTTGCCAACCTTGTCCATGGCGCCAACATCTGCACCGGCCTTCTTGCCCATTACTTTGTCTTTGAGGCCACCTGCAATTTTTTTAGCGCCACCTGTTATTTTGTCTGCTAATCCACTTAACATTTTAGGCATACCGACACCTAGTGCTTTCGTAGTTACTAACAGAACACCTGCGGCTCCTGCAACTTTACCTAGTGTGCTTACAAGTCCGCCACCTGTAAATACTTCAGCAAATGATTTAATTTTGTCACCCAAGTAAGAAAAGGGTGCTACTATTTTATCAAATGTAGGAGACAATGTTTTGCCTAACCAATCAAATGGCATGCTAACAGCATCAAATAGAGGACTTAATTTATCTCCAAAGAATGAAAACACACCTGAGATTTTATCAAAAATTCCCCCCATGAGATTGCCAAAGAATGTAAACGGTGCCGTTATCATTCCACCGGCTGCGGATATACTATCTCCAACCGCTCTAAACGGCATCATAATTAAATCAATTATTGCAGACCCTGTGGCTCCTACCGCTTTAAACGGTAACATAACTAAGTCTACTAGTGCTCCGCCAACAGCGCCTACTATTTTAAAAACGCCTACTATTAAATCCCAACCAAGTTTTAATGTGGCTCCTACGCCTTCAATCACACCGCCTATAAATTTAATAGGTAACAGTGCAATCGATACTGCTGTACTTAATATACCAAATACTGTGCTAACACCGGACACAAAACTCTTAATGCCGTCTATGAAGTCAGGGATTTTTGAAATCATCGCTGCAATCCATTTTGCCGCATCGCCTATCATAGGTATTAATCTTTTACCAAACGCTGCACCTACATCCTTTGCACCGTTTGTTAATCCTTTAACGCCGTTAGTAGCTAGTTTGAAAGAGGGAAATATTTCACTAAGCGCCGGCATAAGGGCGCCAACGATTACTTCCTGTGCCTTATCAAAGGCTTCAGTTAGTTTGCCTGTTTTGCCACCAAAATTATCAACTTCTCCTATTACATTACCTAGTCCGCCTAGGAAACCTGTTTTTATGCCCTCAAATATTCCGCTAATCTGCTTCATTATTTTAGCTAATGTGTTAGTACCTGTTTGTACACCGTCCATTGTTAGGCCAGCGTTTAAGTCTTTTATTTTCTTAGAAGATGCTTCGAACTGCATAATTGCTTTAGCCATACCAGCAGCCTGTGCATTACCGGCTCTGTCAAGCATAAAGATTCTATCTTTTTCTGCTTTACTAAGATTACCTAATTGAGAAGTCATGTCTAGAGCCATTTGCTCAGCGTCTTCTTGGCTTAGTGTGCCGTTTTTAATTTGCTTAATGTAGTCATTCATCGGACCTTGCAAACTAGGTAATGCTGTAACATATCCCTTCATGGAATCACTAAAGCCTAATCCACCACTTGCTGCGGCTTCTGTCATAGCGGCAGCAATGTTGCCACCCTCTTCGCCACCCATAGCTCGCATAGTACCAGCAAAGTCTGTTATACCTGATATAACTTTACCTCTTAATTCTTTATCAAATCGTAATAAACTAGAAGTGAGTACTGGTGTTGTTGATAGTAAACTGTCTGTAAAATTAACTATCTGGTCAACACTCTCACCAAGTACACTTGCATATTTTTGTTGCGTCTTAATAGTTCTAGTAATTTGTGCATTCATCCTGGCTTGATTCATGCCGTCAGCAACGCCCATTGCTTGCCTTTTTCTTAATTCTGCACCCATACGCTCAACACTGTCGTCTAGGCTCATGCCTAACTCTATACCACTGTTTGTTGCGTCCATGAATGATTCGGTAAATTTTACAAACGATTTCTTGCTCATTGTTTGAACAACACCGCTCAAGTTCTGTAATGTACCTGCAGCATCTATACCCATGGTGCTAAGATCGGACATCGCTTCAACAGCACTCATGCCACCTTGACCTATGCCGTCGGTGAATCCCACACCCATTTTTGTCATCTCGTTTAGTTCATTACCGAGACCCACAAACTGATCTATTAATATTCCACCGTAAACTGTTATTGCTGTAA